CTGCTGTCTGGAAATCTGCTGACGAAACTATTACTAACGTTTTGAGCGAGGCGATAACTGCCAAACCGGGACGCCTATCTTTTACAATTGAACAAATCGAGGAATAAACAATGTTACTAAATCAATCTTTTAAAGCTGCTGAAATGCCGCAATCAACCAATGATTTTAGCCCGCTTCCGGCTGGATGGTACAAAGCGACTATCGCAGGTGCAGAGGTGAAAACCACCAAAGCAGGGAACGGGCAATATATCGCAGTCAGATATGACATTTTAGGCCCAACGCATCAGGGGCGCGTGGTATTTGGCAACCTGAACATTGCCAACCCGAGCGAAAAAGCTGAATCAATAGGCAGGCAACAACTTGGCGAATTAATGCGAGCAATCGGATTGAATGAGGTTGTTGACACTGATCAATTGATAGGCGGCAACTGCGAAATAAAGCTAAAGGTTAGCAAGTCTGAGGAATATGGCGATTCTAACGATGTACAGGCATGGAAAGCCGTTGCAGGTGGCCAAATGCCACAGCATCAGCCTATGCAGTCGCAACAGCAAGCTGCACAACCAATACAGCCGCAGCAGCCTCCCGCGATCACTCCCGGCATGACTCCGCCTTGGCAGAAATAATAACAACTCAACAGGGGCGATAGTCGCCCCAGCAGGATTAAATAATGCAACCGATGACACCGCGACAAGTCGCCGACAAAATAGTTGAAAGCCGAAAAAATAAAAGCCGTGAGCACAAAAGCGAAAGCTTTAAAGTAAGAAAGTCAACAGACTGGAATTAACCATGAAAATACCACCGAAACAAAACAGCCTGGTTAATAAAATCGACGCCGCAGTAAAAGAAAACACCGATAACAAACCGCGCCCCCACTTAGGCGCATCCCTGATAGGTCATAACTGCCGCCGTTGGTTGTGGTTGTCCTTTCGGTGGTGTATTCAGGAAGAATTCGAAGGCCGTATTTTGCGACTGTTCCGGCGCGGGCAAAATGAAGAAGAAGCCATTGTTTCAGATTTACGCGCCGCAGGGATAGTGATTGACGCCGAAGAAGAAGGAAAGCAATACCGGGTTAATCTGCTGCCGCATTTTTCAGGTTCAATGGACGGCATAATCAGGTCCGGCGTTCCAGAATCACCAAACAAACCGCACGTTGCCGAATTTAAAACACACAGCAAAAAATCATTTGATGACCTGGTTAAAAATGGCGTTGAAAAGTCAAAGCCGCAGCATTACGCGCAAATGCAAACGTATATGTTAGGCACTGATATAGACCGCGCTTTATATGTCGCAGTCTGTAAAGACGATGACCGATATTATACTGAGCGTGTTAAGTTTGACGTTAATGCGGCGATGAAGTTAAAGCTCAAAGCTGAGCAAATTATATTCACTGACCGATTGCCTGAGCCACTATCAACCCGCCCGGATTGGTACGAATGTAAATTCTGCGCGGCTTATAAATTCTGTCACCAGAAAGACGTTAGTTTAATTAAAAAGAATTGCCGAAGTTGCGCTTATTCCAGCGCTACAAATGACGGCGGCTTTAGGTGCCATAAGCACAACGGCGATATCCCGCTTAAGTACCAATATGAAGGTTGCGGCGATTATGAAATGAACGAGGATCTTGTTTATGAAACTTCGTAATTATCAACAGCGCAGCATAACCGACTTGTACAGCTGGTTTAATAAGTATAAAAAAGGTAATCCATGCCTTGTACTGCCTACCGGGTCTGGTAAGTCTCATGTTGTGGCGGCATTATGCAAGGATGCCGTCCAAAACTGGCCTGAGACTCGAGTATTGATGTTAACTCATGTGAAAGAGCTGATAGAACAGAACGCCGAAAAAATGCGCCTACACTGGCCCAATGCGCCGATGGGCATTTACTCAGCTAGTATTGGTAGAAAGCAATTAGACGAGCCGATTACATTTGCCGGGATTCAGTCAATCAGAAATAAGGCCGCAGAGGTCGGGCATATCGACCTAGTAATCGTCGATGAATGCCACTTAATAAGTCATAAGCAACAAGGCGGGTATAGAGTATTTATTAGTGAATTAATGCAAATAAACCCACAATTGCGCGTAATTGGATTAACTGCCACGCCGTTCAGGTTAGGCCACGGTTATATTCACGAAGGAGAAAACACGTTATTCAATGACCTGATTGAGCCTGTAACGATTGAGCAATTGATTTACGAGGGGTATTTATCAAAGCTAAAGTCAAAGCACACTAAAACCCGCCTGGATGTCTCCGGAGTCCATAAGCGGGGCGGCGAGTTCATACAATCAGAACTGCAAGCCGCCGTTGACGACTCAGACAAAAATAAGTCCGTTGTTGCTGAATCCATAGCTTTAGCCGCAGATTGCAAGCATTGGCTATTTTTCTGCGCTGGCGTTGACCATGCCGAACATGTAGCGGCTGAACTGAATAACCACGGAATAAGCGCGGCCTGCCTTCATGGTGGTATTGGTAAAAAAGACCGCGAGCAAATGATTGCGGATTTTGAAAGTGGTAAATATCAAGCGCTTACAAATTGCGACATTCTGACAACGGGTTTTGATTTTCCTGACATTGATTTTATAGCGCTACTCAGACCGACCGCCAGCCCTGCATTATACATTCAAATGGCAGGGCGTGGCATGAGGATTAAGTCGCATGTTAATCACTGTTTAATTGCTGACTTTGCAGGCAATATCGAATTGCATGGACCGATAACAAATGTTAGGCCACCTCAGCCAAAAGGCAAAAAAGCAGGTGAGGCACCTGTTAAGGTTTGCCCTGACTGTCAGGAAATAGTTCACTTATCCGTTATGAAGTGTCCGGAATGTGGCTATGAATGGCCTAAAAATGAGAATGAAAAACGCCTTACTTTGCATAACGTCGATATTATGGGTGATGATTTGCCAGAAATGCGCGTAAAAAGCTGGATATGGCGACCGCACCAAAGCCGGAATAGCGGCAAGATTATGCTAAAAGTCACTTATTACGGCTTAAACCTGAGCGATCCGCTGATTACTGAATACTTTCCCGTCACACACGATGGATTTGCAGGGCAAAAGGCCCGATTAGCCGTTGCGACTCTTGCTGCTAGTTCCGGCGCAATGCTTAATTTAGGTCATTTTGACATTGCGCAAACTTGCGAGTCGTTAAATAATGGTTACCCACCGTCAATGATTAAATATCAGAAAGACGGCAAATTTCACAGGGTAACAAAGCGAGAATTTAATGATCTGGAAAAACCTGCCGTTAGTGCGCGATGATATAAAGCATTTACAAAGCACTCTGTTAGGCCATAGCCACGCCACCAAAGCGCATTTACTGAAATTCTATGCAGTTGAGTGGTTAAGAGTGGCGGACGCTATAGAATGCGATATATCACGCGACAACAAGGCAAGGTTTGCAGCTAATACAAAACTGAGGCAAGTAATGAGTGAATCAATACCAATCAAAGAGATCCCCTTCAAATGCTGCGATAATTGCGAGCATATAGGATTCAATAACGAATGTAGTCTTTATGAAGTCAAAGTCCCTGATGACTATCTACAAACTGAAACACAATGCGAGGCTTTTAAATATGGCATACCCTTCTGAGCACTTAGAACAAGTCCAAACCGTCTCATGGTTTCGAAAAACTTACAAAAACGTAAAAATATTTGCAATTCCAAACGGCGGGCACCGAAACAAAGCAACCGCCGCTAAACTCAAGGCCGAAGGCGTTTTATCTGGCGTTCCTGATTTATTCATTCCTGAGTTCAGTTTATGGGTTGAAATGAAGCGGCAAAAAGGCGGGCGATTATCCGATAACCAGAAAGAAATGCGAGACTACCTAATCGAATGTGATTATGACTTTATGATGTGCCAGGGCTTTGAAGATGCAAAAGTACAAATAAGCGAGTTTGTAGAAAAGTTTGTGATACTTTAAACTAATTGTTTACATCTATAAACAATTAGTTTACTATGTACTCATCAACTAACGAAAGGAAAGAAACAACATGAACACAAACGAAAACGGCTCAATCAAGAACATGGACCTTGCCATAGAATCACTAAGCAACGAAGTGGAAGAAAACGTAAGACGCGCATTACTTAACAACTGCGCTTACGTGTTCCAGTATGAACTTGGCAGCGCTTATCAGTGCTGCTTGCAACAAGCGTATCACTTCTTAGGCTATTACAACGAGAACGCCCTTGCTGCGCTGGTTAACTCAATTGGAGAAGAACACCTAATTGCCCGCCGTAAAGTTGAGGATTTGATTGTAGCAACTGCAATCCAATTAGAGGTTGACGCATTCAAACTTCAAGAGG